TGGCTTATGACAAGTTGTTAAGCCACATGGAGCATAACAATCAATATATTCAACACCTTGAAAAACAACTTTGGGGCAGTCGATGAACGCAAATGAATTAAAAGTGCTAGAAAATGCTTTAGCAGTCATTGAAACATTACAGGCTGAAATAGAGGCGTTGAAAATTTCCCTATCGGGTAATTCTGCTGAAATATTAAGCAAAAAGAACAAAACTTTACCGAACGGGAAATATGAACCAGTAGCGTGGATGCTTGTAGACAAAAGTTGGAATGATTTTTGTAGGTACTCTAGTTACCCATCAGAAGGTGCTATTCCACTCTATACCCATCCAGTAAAAGAACTTACTAATGAAGAAATATCAGATATCAGAGATAAGTTCTTTGCCCCTGATGGTTGCAACATTTATACCTTTGCTAGGGCCTTATTAAAGAAAGCACAAGAAAATGATTGAATCTTTAGTCAAACCACAATCATTAGAAAATGATGTTGCAGTTATAAAAATATTGCAACTGCTTGGGCAATTAAGCCCTAGTGATCTTGCTTATGTATTAAAAGTGACTGCCCAGGTTTATATGGCAGTTAGCGACATACCAAACAATAAAGGTACAGAGTGACTACATTTACAACAGAAGATAGACTTGCCGCCCACAAACACCTTGAGCAGGGTACTGAGGAATGGTTAAAACTGCGTTTAGGCAAGGTTACGGCTAGTGGTGTAGCCGATGTATTAGCCAAGACTAAAACAGGCGTATCAGCTTCTAGAGCCAATTACTTAATCAAACTGGCTATTCAAAGAACAACTGGGCAAATTGAAGAAGGATTTACCAATGATGCAATGCAATGGGGAAAAGACCATGAAGCCCAAGCTAGGGTTGCTTATGAAGTTGCTTCAGGTAACTTCGTGGACCAAATTGGGTTTGTTGAGCATCCTAGCATTGCTTGGTTTGGCTGTTCTCCTGATGGCCTTGTTAATGATAATGGTCTTGTGGAAATAAAATGCCCTAACTCAGCAACTCATTGGTCTTATATAAGACAAGATGGGCCGCCCCATAAATACTATATTCAGATGCAAGCGCAGATGGCTTGTACTGGTAGAGATTGGTGCGACTTTGTGTCCTATGATCCGCGCATGCCTGACCGCAGTCAGCTATACATAAAGCGAGTAATGCGTGAAAACGAATACATTGCGGAAATGGAAGAATTAGTAAAGCAGTTTCTTGATGAAGTGGAAGTAGAAGTTAAATTAATGAAAGGTATGTGATGGCTATTAAATATTATGTAAAAGCGGCTGTATCGGAGTATGTAGATCAAGCTGGAGCAAACAAAAAGCGTTATCAAACTATAGGCATTGTTACGGAAACTAAAAAAGGTGACCTAATGATGAAGCTGGAAATGATTCCTTTGTTAGGCCTTAAAGAAGGAACCTTGTGGTGTTACCTAAATGTTCCTGATGATAAAGCACCAGGTGTGCCAGCTAAAGACCTTTCCCAACTTGATGAAAATATTCCCTTTTAAGGATTAATGATGAAAAAGATTGCACTTGGTATTTGGTTGGCATTAGCCGCTACTATGGCTTATGCAAGCTGTAAAACCAGCACAGTTGATTACAACGGAAAATTTGTAATATGTACAACTTGCTGTCATAACGGCAACTGCAACACTACTTGTTTTTGATTATGACTAGAGAACAATATGCTTTTCAGTTGCTACGGCTAATGATTGCCCATGATTGGAAGTTTGATGTAACTACAAAAGATTGGGACCAACAAGCTGTGGAAAGAGCTTTTAAGATTGCTGATGCTTTTATAAAAGAAAGTGAGATTACAAATGTTTAGAAATTTAAACGAACATATTTGGACAGCCGCTGGAACTGACATTGAAGAACGATGGGCTAAACATTACGGCTGGATTAGACCTAGCGAACAAGCTAAATACCAAGAAAAGTTCCGTTATTTTCAAGAATTACCTTTACGCTCCTTGGATGATAAAGCGAGGGTAGAATACGAAAATGTTCTTAAACGCAATAAAGTAGTGAGGATTAAATGACAGAAGAAAATGTTCCGTTTGGCGGAAATATGAAAGTGCCATCAGATGATTGCGAGGAGGCTTTCTTTGCGCTCTATCCTGATTTCTTTTATGAAAGTTCTAATGCTTTACGGCTTTGGACTCAAGCCTGGCAAGCGGCATTAGACCATGTAGAGTATAAAAAGCCAGTCATACAGCTTATTTAACGGCAGTTAAGCCGACAATCAAGGATGCAACAAATAAGGTGTTTTTCGGCTTTCCACCTTATAAGATGTAGTTGCCAAATTGATGCCGTTATTTCTTCATAGGATGAGCCTTGTTCATAGGCTCTTTCTCATGCTTCTTTAACTCTCTTTTGACTTCATAAATGCCATTACGCAAAGTAATTATTTCTTTATCTTCACGCTTTTGCATTGCTTTTGTTTCTTTGTAAAATTTATCTGCCATTTTATGCTCCTAAAATATCCATAGCCTTATGGATTTTGTTTATTCTATCGCTTAAACCTATTGTTCCGCCATTTATTCTTTTGGTCATGGTAGTCCAATCTTCTATATCAGCAAGGGCATTTAAGCCTTTCTTGTTCCAAAACCAGCCAGCAGATAAGCAAGCCCATTCAGGGTCTAAAAGCAGGCTAGGATCGCTTGTAAGGGGCTGTCCCAAGGCTTGACCGCAGACTGTATAGTTAGCCCTGCCAGTAAGCTGTATTACGCCTCTACCATGAAATTTCCAGCCATCACCATCTTCTGTATTACCAAGGTCTGCTCTGCCGCCATAAACCTTGTTTGCAATCATTTCAGGGTTATGGGCATATTTATCTGCTATCGCGGCATCAGAGAACCTGGAAGGCCATACACGCATTAAACCACTAGCAGAATAATTTAAGTTTTCTTCTAAAGTCTTAAAGTTGTTGGATTCATGCTGGCATTGACCAATAAAAGCCGCCTGCCTTGTATTGGTGTTTATTTGGTATTTGGCAAAAGTAAATTCTAAAACTTTTAACCATTTTGTATCTATACCTAAAGCAACTAACTTTTCACTACTTAGCATTAAAAATACCTATTTGCTCATTAAGCCACGCTTGTAAAGACACAAGCTGTAATGTGGTCATTGCACATTTTTCAATAAATTTAGGGTCGGTGGCTGTGCCATCAGTTCCGCTGGTGGTGTTGGAAATTGTGCCTGTTTGATTGCTACTGGAGAGGCGCAACCCACCATAAGTATGCTTAATAAGATTGAGCTTATTTTGATAGTCATTTTTAACCTTTTCCGTTACTTGATTGGCTTCTTTAGCTTTAGCCCTGTTAATCATTTCCTGCTCTTTTGCCGCTAATTCTGTTTTTGCCACATAAGAATCATATTTTACAGATTCATATTTACCATAGCCTATTCCTCCAATAGCCGCCAAGGATAAAGCCGCATAAATATAAAACTGAATTGGAATTGTCAAGCCAAACATTATTTTTCTTCCAATGGCAAAGTTGTGTAAAACCTAAGTACAGCGCAAATAATTCCTATTGCCATAAAAATAGGGCCATAGTATTGCGTTGGTATGTTTTTTTCTAGATAAGGAAAATACATTTCTATTGCGCCAAATACAGCTATTGCCAACGAAAACCACATTGTTTTAGAGTGCATAGCTCCAATAGTTTTGCGTTTCATTTTGCGTGATACAACCCTGCAAAAAAACTAATGATTCCACTAATTGCAGAAACAACAGCCATTCCCATCCAAAAGCCACCACGACTTTTATTGGCTAACTCAAGCAATTCTTTTATATCTCTATCCATAGCATCAACTTTTGCTTGTAAATTTTCGACTTGATTTACAAGCCCACCAAATTTGAACATATCAAATTTATCGTTATCAGCCATGATAGTTTCCATTAGGTTTTCATTATGTAAGCAAGTGCATAATACAAAGGCTGATTAGAGCCTGTACTTGTCATTACGCCTGAAGAAGCAAATCCACCGAAAGAACCATCGGTAAAACTACCGCCTGAACCAATAACAAAACTATTTAATAAGTTTGGAGTTCCATTAGTTCCATTGCACAAGATATATCCTGTTGGAATAGCATTAGATGATCCTGACCAAACAATAATTCCACCAG